CATTCCTTACGCACAGTCTCTACTCGGACCTTAAGGCGTGCGCCCTTGAGTTCCATAGGGTCATCCCAGTCCGGTCGGTTAGCCGCCGTACTCATAATACCGAGCCACTTACGACCCTGTCGTAGCGAGTCTACCCGTGAGTGATAGAACAGGAAGTAAGCCTGGAACTGCTTACCAGAGAACTGTCCACCCTCTACCTCGAAGACGACACGCACGTTCTTGGAAGGGTCACCCTCTTTAATGGTGCCGTTCCTAACGCCATCGTCCCCAACCTCTGAGAGATAGTTGATAGCCTCGGAACTGATCTGGTCAGCAGATGTCTTAAGGTCCTTGATGTATGCGTTCTTAATAACGCAGTCGTAAGTACCGTCAGTCACAGGCCCGAACTTGTTATCGGGTGAATAGTCAGTTGCATAATCGCTAGATCGAAAACCCATTACTCATTCCTCCATGCGCTATAACGTCGCATGCCTTCTTCACTGTTAATATAATCAAGGAGACGGCTACGTCCCTCGCTGTCCATACGGCTAGGCCGATGCCTGCCCATGCTTTTACACCACAAGGCTACGTCTTCGTAGGTAATCCCGTGGTCATTTAGCTCGGCGCAGAAAGCGGCTTGGTCTGATGACCAGTTAACGTCCTTGGGTGGCTCAGGCATAGCCCAGATAGGTAGAGTCGGCCTACGAACGTACACCCACTTACCCTTGACGTTGATCTTAATGTAGTCAACGCCGGGCTCCTTAGCTGAGTAGTGCTCTACCGTATCGTGCCACTGAGTACCCAGGCCATAGAGATACCTGCCGATACCCCACTTAACAGCAGCACGCTTGAACGCGCCGGAGTAGCCTCCCTTAATGGCCTCGATGTTAGTGTTCTCGGCACCGTCACGCTTCCAGATCCACTGATCTTTAGAAGCATCCCAGATACCAATGGAACACATAAGGCCACCGTCAGGGCCAGGACTATACTCGTCCTGCCAGTTGCTAGGTCCGACAACTGAGTCGAGCCTATCCATCACAGCCCTAGCCGTCAGGTAGGCAAGCAGCGTGCAGCTAGGCGGGGTCTTGCTAGACGCCTGCCCAACACGCCACTCTATCTCTGACGGGTCAAACGGTACAGCTAATGCACCATAGTCAATTGATTTCATCATCTCTCCTAGTCACCCAGTAAGCCAACCATAAGGAGGCGGTTAAGGATGAGTTGAATACATACTCTGGCTTATCGTGGATGGAGAGAGCCCAGAGCCCAGCGCCGTTGCTAATAAGGCGAACGCTACCGGACTCCTCCATCCTCTTAATCACATAGAAGTCCTCAAGCATCCTTGGCTGGCTTATCCTTTGTGGCCTGGATCGCTAGCTCGTTGTCGCTAAGCTTGGCACTACGGAAGAACAACCCTCGGTTACGAGCAGCACCATAAGCCTGGACACGGAACGATTCGATATCGCACTCAAAGTCCTCACCCTTAGTGACCTTGTAGATCTCCCCGTCAAACAAGGAATCCCAGTCATACTTAGAGGCACGCATAGTCTTGGGCCAGTTATCAAGTGTTGCAGGCATCTTATATACTCCTTATCAATGCTGATAATAATCAACGTTAGGGACGTTAGTGTCCCAGCAAGCGACGCAAGGGCCGCATTGGTTACCGCGAGACTTAGCCTCGCACTTAAACCCAACGCCGGAATCGACGCTAGATGTCTTGACCATGCCGTTAAAAGCATGAAGCTTAGGGGGAGGGGCTCCGATCTTAACACCGCTGATTCTAACACAGAGGTTGTCAGGGAAGCCACCGTATTCACTAAGGTATTTGCGGATAAACCCACGCTCCTGAGTGGGTAACCAGTGGTGGATGTGGGGCGTTAACTCCACAGCCTTGACGATGTTACGAAGGTGCCAGACACCTTGTAAGTCTCCAGAGTCAAACCACCTAAAGTAGTTCACGTCCTTTGCCTTACATCGCCTCTCGATAAGTAGGACAACAGCGTCAACCCATAGGTCATGGTTGAGATTGGCTAGTCGTTTACCCAGTCCCTTCTTCACGCTAGGTGTGCCGTAGTTACCGCGCTTGGCGTAGCACTTATGGCATGGGGTGCCGGGAATCTTAGCAAGCTTAGACCCAGTTATGCAGGCATCCGCAGGGATAGAGAACCCAAACCCAGGCATCTTAGATGGCTTGGATAAATCTGCCCCGACAATAGCAACGGCATCCTTAACTCTCATCTTCATCCTCCACTACCTTTACGACGCTTGGCATGTAGTCGTATCCGGCTAACTCAAGAGCTTGGAAGACCTTACGAACCTCTGGGGTTCTTAGTCTCCAGTTGTCAGAGTTAAACGCCTCAAGGTCAACGCCACTGACCTCAACCTCTACGGGGTAACCGATTCCGATGGCCCCAATCTTGCGAGCCTTCATCCTGAACTTAGCCTTCATCCTCTACCTCCACGCCCATTTGCTGCACTACGTGTAGCAGCCTGTCCTTGTTAGGCCCGGTGATAGGCAGGCCCTTAGCCCAGTTCTCAATACTGCGGACATGGCAAGGAACCATAAGGGCGATCATCTTCTTCTTAAGACCAGTAGCCTCAAGCTCCTTAACCGCCCTCGTGTGCCAGGGGATAACTGGTTCGGGCTCAGGCTCGGTAGCTACGTCGTCCCTAGGTGCGTTGATCATAAGACAGCCAACGCTCTTGCCTAGGTGGTCACCCAGTATTACCTCCACCCTTATAGACCCATCATGGCCTAGCTCTTGGATGTTGATGGTATACTTGTCGCATCCAAGCCAAGCATCCCGCTCACCGCTATCATCGAAGTACTTAATCATTGGTCTTCTCCAGACTATCTTTGTATTGCTCGACGAACTTACTGGCCGCGAACCTTGCTGAGTGCAGGTCACCGTCGTAGTAGTACCTCTCAGTACGCAAGCCACGGACAAGCCTGTCACCCATACCGCTAAACTCCATAACCCAACCGTAGTCAGGGTCCTTGGGGTAGTAGACGGTAGCCCTAGCGATAACTGTAGATAGCTCGCCGTAAGTCTCGTCATAGTCTAACTGCCACAGGGTATACATAGCCCTGTCACCCCAGTCAGATCCCGATATCTCATAGGTAGTATCACTCATGGGTTAACCTCGAATACGCACACATTCCTAAGCTTGTTGTAGCGTGCATTAATTGTCATGGGGGCAGAACGCTTAGCGTCATGGATGTTAATGTATCTACCTACATCCCTGCCCACGTTAGCGATGATGAAGTCTCGACCTTGCTGCCAGTCATCTAGCAGCGCCTTCTTTGACTTATAGTCCCGGCCATACGCTGGCTTAATGATCATGAACATAGATCACCCCTGCTTATATGTGTCGAAGTCAAGGGACAGACCGTGGATCTCGTATAGCTTTTGGATAGCGTTGACTAGGCCATCACCCGTAGAGGTAATAGGTCCCTCGCCAAGCTTAGCCTCAAGCTGTCCGATCCTATGCTCTTGGAGCTTAAGCTCGTCGTCTAGAGAGCTAACCTGACACTCCATCTCAGAGACAGAGGTGCTAACGGTATCTAGCTCAAGCTTAAACCCCTCATCGTCATCAGCGATAGCGTCTAGAACCTCCGACTTAACGTCGTTCTTCCAGTCGTAGCTATCAATCCCGTACCCAGCTAGCTCGTCAGTAACCTTCTCGCTTAGCCACTCGCTATCAAGCTCGTCGCTAACATAGTCCGAGATGACGTTAGCAACAGCGTCACTAACAAGGTCATCGATGTCGTCCCTTAGTGAGCCGACTTGATCCGCTACCTCGTCGATGTTGTCACGGTTAGTGCGGCCACGGTTAAGGGCAACGTGGGTGGCGTTAATCAAGCCACGGAAAGTGTAGTCAATAGTATCGTCTCTCATGTTATCTCTTCCTTTTGGTAATAGTTCTCTTCACAACAACAGTTTCATTATCTACTTCATAGTCTCCGTTAACTATCCTATGCGCCTCCTCTATTGTTAGTTCCGGGTAGTGCTCAATAAGCATCTCAATAGCTACCCTTGGGTTAGTCTTGTACTGGCTTACTATGTTCGAGATAAACACTGGCGCACTAAAGGTAGCCGATGCACTATCTAGCCAAGTCATATCTCTGAAGTGACCTATCTGTGACTTCCGCATTACTTATCTCCCCTGGTAGTAAACAACTCATTGTCCATGTACTTAAGGTGGTCCCAGTCCTCACTATCTACACGCCACCAAACCTCACACCATGTAAGGAAACGTGGGAGTAGTACGCCTCGGTCCTCTAAGGTCATAAAGTCCCAGAACCAATTACGCTCACACCTAAGAAGGCCACGGGGAGCTACCGATAACTCGCGCCAGCTATACCACTCGCCGTAATCGTCGACGCCCTCAACGTCGATGTCCTTAACAACACCGTCGCTACCATCGTGGGACCAACGCTTAGAGGTAAAGCTGCTACGCCCGTCGTCCTTATCTGTCCAGGAAGTCTTCCACTTAAGGTCCTTGCCAGGACGAATGGTGAGCTTAACGTAGCTTCCGTTAACGCTCTCCCATATGCGATAGTTAGTCATGATACATTATCTCCTTATCTCGCATAAGATTATGATACTATTATACCACAATCGTTAATGTGATCTACGCATTTGTTATTATGAATTCGTTAAGGTTCGTACGCGGGCGCGGGCGCGCTTAGTATCTAGTATATAGTATCCTTTTAGTTTAAGGATACTAAGATACTACGCACGAGTGTCGCACTAGTGGGGCCCAGCTGGCCCGCATAAGTCGTCGCATCGCAGCAGTATTAGCTGCTCAGCGCGTAATAGCCCGGGTTGGTAGCGGGAGGTCGGCTAACCGTCGCCGGATAGCGTGTGTGTCGTTAAAAGGGTGATGCCCCGGGGCGTTAACCCCGGAGCACCTTACCTTCCTACTTGTTAAACTCGTCGACGATAAACTTGGACAGTTCCTCATCTAGTCTGTCCATCTCTACCGATGCCGGGTTATTAAGGTCTTGCTCGTCGTAAGCGCCAAGCTTCTCAAGAGCCTTCTCAATAGCTGACATCCTGTTAAGGAGCTTGTTGATAGAAGTTTCGAGCCTCTCCTCGTTACGGTCGACCCTGTTAAAAAGCTTGTTGAACTCTTCAGCGTTCGCGAGCTTAGCGTGGTGAGCCTCTTGCCTGATTGTATCAAGCTTACTATCCGTGTGGCTAATATCCAGCATACCATCATTAATGGTACCCTCGACCCTCTCTAAGACGTGGTCGATTTGTCCGAACTTAGCCGTCAGGTTAAGGCCGGAATGACTAGAGTTAGCTCTTAGGCTGCTGATATCCGTCTTGATAGTTAGCAAGTCGGATTCAATAACCTCAACGTTAGACTCAACAGTCTCAATGGCGTCAGTGTTATGTCCCACCGCATAATCTGTTCTGCGTAGCATCTTGTTAAGGTCATAGACCTTGACGCTAACATCAGAAATCTTATCGATGTTGAGCATAACAGCTTGCTGGATATTGACGATTACATTAGTGAACAATTCTCTCATTGGAATATCTCCATCTCTCATAATGAAACTAGCCCCGCACGGTATATCCGTGCAGGGCTAACCAGTCAGTCTACTAACAGGACATTCATTCGACCGCTAAACACGTCCATCCTAACAATTAGGTTTTGACTTGGACGATCGAAACAATAACCCATTGCCTCCTCGATAGATAAGCAGGTGTGCACAATCTGTATGCCGCTTTGGCAAGTAGATTTAAGAACTCCTGACGATAGTCTATCGAGCTTGTCCTTATCAGAGTCGCTCATGCTTAACCTCCGACTTGGCAAGTAGACTTAAGTACTCCCCGTATAGCTCGTCATACTTATCGTATGACATCCAACCGTTTCTACAGTCAGTCACCATAAAAGGGAGCCAGTAAGCTAGAAACTCTAGCCTGTCCTTATCTGAGTCACTCATCTCTCATATCCTTCGCACTAGATAGTTGCACAAGACTTAAACTGACCGCGACTTAGCGGCCAGAGGGCTAGGGCCCCCGGGGTTACCCCCGGGTTCCCTATCTCTCCCTCTCTTAGGCTGCCGAGTCGTTAGTCGGCGACAGCTCCCCCATACCTTCGCGGTCCATAACCTGGAAGCTGATAGGCTTCCCTGGATTATTGGAGACCGTGAAATGGTTGAGCACCTTATCATCGAACCACCGACCCTCGACAGTGTAGACCCCGCTATCTTCGGAGACGTTAACCGCTCCAAGCTTAGTCTTCTCTGCACCCTGACAGAGGTTAGACCGTAGCAGGCCTTGCATAACCTCGGACCAGTTAGTCGGGAGGGTTCCCCCGTTAGCCTGGATGAGGTCGGTAGCCCTAAGGACCGTGGCGATAACTCTCGCCTCCGTACCCGGGCCGAACCTAAGGTCACGCGAGCTTAGAGCGTCGATGCTGGCCGAGCTAACGGCCGCGTTCTCTTCCCTCTTTAGCTTAGCGTAGGCCTTCTTAGCGTCGCTGAGCTTCTTCTCTAGGACCTCATACGCCGCGCTACCATACTCGAGCTTACCAAGCTCGGTATTGAGGGTCTTAATCTCAGCGGCGATATCGGACATAGTGATGCTATTCATCTCTCATAACTCCTGCCCGGTTATGTCCCGGGCTATTAGGTTGTCAAAATCCGACCAGGGCGTTCCCTGACCTTCTGATAGCGATGGTACTACACAACGCTACGTGATGATAGCTTTTTGTTAGTCTCATTTCATTATGTTGTAACCGGTTGAAATCACAGGGTTAATCGGGCTGACCTTAGGTCCTGGGGGTCTAGTCCCTCCCCCTCTAAGCCAATCTACTTGGCGGTAGGTTTCCCCCTGTGCATATAAAGGTTACGGATGTTCAGTGGACGTATGTTCAGTGGTCCGGCCTGATATCTACCGGTGAGTAGGTTTGGGCCCTAATCTACTGGCGAGTAGGTTCCTGGCCAGATATCTACTGAAGGGTAGATTGTTATCGACTAGTGAGTAGATTGCTAACCTACTGACAGGTAGATAACGAAACCTACTAGCGGGTAGACTACTGACGGGTAGATAACAACTGACTCGCGGGTAGATATGCCGACCAGGTGGTCAGGTAATGACGTAGGTCAAATCGACTCGAAAGTAGTTTAGCGCATCAGATCTCCACGTTGGTCACCAAAAAAGCGCAACGGATTTTCCGGCAACAACACATTGACCACCAGTTTTTGTTGTGGTAGAACAGAGGGACAGGAGGTGGTCATGAACCGACTACGAGAGTTCCGCGAGATAGCGGGGTTAAGCCAAAAAGAATTGGCATCTAAGATTGGAGCTAGCCAACAGAGTATCTCTTACCTAGAAAGCGGTGAAAGAGATGGAAGGCTATCCACATGGAGAAAGATATGTGACGTACTAAACGTCAACATGTCTGAGCTATTACCCAAGCTGTGGGAAAAGCCGTAGTACTAATACTATCTTAGTATCCTAGTATCCTTGAGTATCCTTGGATGCTTAAGAACTTAAGATACTTAATAGTATATACTATCGCGCGCGCGTACGCAAGGGGTGAGTTGTGTTGTGTAGATACTGGTGGTGTCTGGGTGACGGTTACACCTGTCGCCACGCTTTGACGATTAGGGTGAAGTATGTCTGAGGAGATAATCCCTCGTTCAATAGATGCAGAGGGAGAGGTTCTAGCGGCATTGTTGTTAGATCCTCGTTTGATGGATGAGGTTTTGGGAAGGGGTCTTCGTAAGCAAGACTTCTATCTAAACCGACATGGTATGTTGTTTGATGTGATGTCCGAGTTGTATCGGGCTTCTGGTTCGTTTGATGAAGTGATGCTTAAGCAGCGCATGGAGGACGTTGGTATCTGGGATGCCTTTGGCGGCGCTATGTTCTTGTCCAAGGTTATGGACAGGGCTGGCACTACGGGCAACCTTCCTCGTTACTGCGACATTGTTTTAGACAAGAGCATGAAGCGCAGTATCGTAGAGGCTGGGGATGCTGTTAGCCGTCTTGGTTATACAGACCTTCCACCTCTTGAGGCTTTAGACCAAGCCGAAGAGCGTCTTCGTTCTTTGTACAAGCGTAGCGGTAGCGCCGATGGTGTGTATGCCCATGACGCTATGAGGGAGTATCTAGACCGCGTGGACTCTATCCAGCGTGGCGAGTATGAGGATACTGTGATCCCAACAGGAATCTCATCCCTAGACGAGATGCTATCTGGGGGCTTTAGGCCTGGGTGGCAGGTCGTAGTTATGAGTTGCCCTGCACACGGCAAGTCTTCACTAGCTGTGAACAACTTCGGCATGACTGCGGCTAGGGCAGGATTCCCTGTTTTGATCTGCTCATACGAGATGAGCGAGATGGAGGTCTACGCTCGCATGGTGGCTGCTGAGTCAGGTGTGCCCGTTCATGTACAGCGTAGGCCAGGAATGGACCCATATGACCTGTCTCGTGTGAAGAAGGCCGGTGACGATATCGCGCCACTGCCTATCATCGTAGAGGGTCCTAAGTGCGGTAGCATCTCCGCTATCCGGCGCGCTGCTAGGCGTATGGCTGTAGAGCATGGGCGCATGGGGATGGTCATCGTTGACTACCTCCAGTTGATGCGCGGGGGCTCATCGAGGCGTGACGGCACACAGGAGGAGGGGATCGCCGCTAACAGCCGTGGGCTCAAGCTTCTGGCGGTGGAGCTAGGGTGCGTCGTTGTCCTGCTGTCTCAGCCCGTCCTAGAGGCCAAGAGAGCGCGTAAGCGCCCCCACATCTCGGATGCCAAGGGCAGCGGGGCTATCGAGGATGACGCGGACCTGACGTTGATTCCTTGGCTGCCCAGCAAGGTCGACAATGTGGACCGGTCATTGGCGGAGATAGGTATCGATAAATTTCGTCATGGCGCTGCGCGCCATTTAACCCGCGAGGACGTGCGCTTCAGTGGTGCTCGTATGCGCTTTGAGGGGATGTAATGAAAGACTATTACATGGGAGTAGACCCTGGTCAGTCAGGAGCGGTTGTTGTCATCTCTAAGTCTGGCCAGTGGATGGGCACTGTTCGCCTGTCTGAGCCATCTAAAGAGATAGCTGACTTTGTGTCTTTCTGGGGGAGCAACGTGCAGCTATGCATGTTTGAGAAGGTAAACGCCATGCCCAAGCAGGGGATAGCGAGCACGTTCAAGTTTGGCACGTCGTTTGGTTTCTGCATGGGGATTCTTACTGCCTGTAGGGTTAGGTATGAGATGGTGACTCCTAACCAATGGCAGACACGTATGAAGTGCAGGACGAAGGGTGACAAGAACATAACGAAGGAGTTGGCTGGCAGGCTGTTCCCTGATGTGGAGAAGATTACTCACAGGGAGGCGGATGCCATGTTGTTGGCTGAGTATGCTCGCAGGTACTCATTGGGGATCGAGTGAACTACTTTTTTGTTGCCCACATATGTGCAGTAGCACTAGCTTGGGAGTCGCCTTCTCTGTCTCCTGGTCGGTTCAACACTTGCACAGAGGTTGGTATGGCGGCCATCGCTAGGGGGGTAGATCCTCCTCTGGCGGTGGCCCTGTCATTCACAGAGTCTAGGTTTAATCGCTATGCCGAAAGCCATAGGGGTGCCCATGGGCCCCTTCAAATCAAGCCAACTTTCCACTGCCCGGACAGGCGGTTAAAAGGTTGTGACTTGATTAAGGCTGGAATTGGGGCCATTATCCGTTATCGTAATCGGTATGGCTCAGACTGGCTATGCCATTGGAACTCAGGCAACAGGTGCTACCGCAAAAGCAGGCGGTTTGCCCGTGTTGTTAATAAGAGGCGTAAGCTTCTCAGGGGAGAAAGATAGTGGCGACGACCAAGAAGAGCGCGACGAAGAAGAAGGCCGACAAGAAGACCGAGGCATCGCCGGTAGGCCGTCCAAAGAACCTAGTGAAGTTGACAGCCAAGGACGTCCCATATGGCGTCTGTGGCATGGTTGAGGGCCTTGCCCACAAGATGGATCTAGACTCAGAGACCGTCGTTACCCTCGCGCTTCTCCATGTCTATCAGCAGCAGCGAGTCTCCGGCTTGTTTGGAGTTCAGCAGCTTCTTGAGCGACAGAAGGTATACCTTGGCTAAGCGCGCCACAAAGATTGAGCGCCCAGGGGAAGAGGACATTGAGATTCTTCCAATCTCTCAGTTTGAGATTGTAGAGGGTCTTATTGCCGAGGGGATCAAATCTATCAAGGAGAGCCTTGATGTCCTCTTCTACAACCCTGGTGAGATGGATCCTGACCTAAACGCTCTTGCTACTAGGGCCATAGCCCTTAGCGAGACCAAGGGTCTTGAGTCCGCGCTGTCAGCCGGTCAGATCGGCATGCATAAAAAACATAAGATGTGCATCCCAATCCTTAAGAACATGCGAGAGCGCCTAGAGGCTAACGCCCCTGATGGCGATAAGATCGGAGATATGGATCTCGGCGTGTTCGGCCAAGACATCGTGGACTTCCTAACAACCATGCATAAGGTCATGTGCGATGGAACAAGCGACAGAAAGCGAAGAACCTACCAGAAGGCATTCACCGCCCATAAGCCGGTTCCCAAGGTTTAACGCCCACCTAGCCAACGCCGTCTGCCAAGGAATACGCAACGGCTACACGCGCAAGATTGTGGCGAGCCGACTAGGCCTTTGCACTAAGACCGTGACCAACTGGCTCGACCATGGCTCTAAGCCAGACGCACACCCGCTAATGCGGCAGTTCTATCTAGACTTCTGCTCCGCGTATGAAGAGGCGACCACAACCCTCGTAGACTGCGTCAAGTTCCACGCACAGGACGACTGGAAGGCCGCAGCATGGCTCCTTGAGAGAACCAGGGATGAGTTCCGAAGGTCTCCACGCATGGAGCGCCATGTGAAAGACGAGCTTGATAGGCTGGCCATCGAGAAGGCTGAGGCCGAGGTGCAGTTCACACACGCCAAAGTGCTGGCCCTGCAAAAGACCGTGCTCGACCCAAAGGAGATTCTCCCCGTCCTTAACGCTGTTCTGGAGCCGCCAAAAGAGGAAGAGTAGTGGACCAAAGGCTAGAGCAGGAGATATCCAGATGCGCCAAAGACTTCCGCTATTTTTGCCAGCACCTGAGCATCGTGGACAAAAAGGGGCGGATGATCCCCTTCGCCATGAACGAGGCTCAAGAGAAGTTTGTCTCTCATGTAGAAGAGAACCCATGGACCTACATTCTCAAAGCACGCCAGCTTGGAATGACGACCATGATCGCAGCACGGTTCTTCTGGCGAGCACTGTTCACTCCCAACTTCAGAGTGGGTGTGCTTGCTCACAGGACCGAGTCCGCACAGGCTATATTTGAGATATACAAGAGGTTCTATGAAAACCTTCCTGTCTTTCTTAAGTTCCCTACTGAGAAGGCTAACGTTCGCGAGCTATCTTTCTTCCATGGTGGATATATCCGCGTTACTACGGCAAACTCTGAAAACTTCCGCGGGACAACCTACCAAGCACTCCACTGCTCGGAGTTCGCGTTCTGGGGAGATGTAGAGAGAGCAATCGCGTCTGCATTCCAGACTGCCGGACCCAATGCTGAGATATACCTAGAGACCACAGCCAACGGCATGAACGATGCCCATAGGCTATGGCGAGAGCAGAGCGGGTTCTCAAAGCTATTCTTCCCATGGATGGATGACTCAGCCTATGTGGCCAGCAAGCCCAAGGGCGGTGTTAATCCTAAGATTAAAGAATACGCCAAAGAGTTTGGACTGACCGATAAGCAGGCCAACTGGGCGCACAGCACTTACATGTCTAAGTGCATGGGGAACTGGAATACGTTCCTCCAAGAGTACCCAGCCACGGCAGAGCAGGCCTTCATCTCTAGCGGTGAGACTTTCTTTGACACGGTATACCCCCATGTACAGCTAGAGCGGGGATACAAAAACTACATCAAGCCATCCAAGTTCCGCGTGTACTCCTTGGGGGTTGACGTTGCATCTGGCTCTCCATCTGGGGACTTCTCTTCGTTTTGCGTGATGGACGTAACAGACAAGAAGTCACCCACGGTATGCTCGACCTTCTACGAGCGAATGCCCCCTCATGCATTCTCTGAGAGGGTGAGGCAGGAGGCCATCAAGTACAACGCCTTGGTAGTGGTAGAGTCCAACTCATACGGCCTGTCTGTTCTTGAGCACCTTATGGGCAACAGCTACGCCTATATCTTCAAGCGCACTCAATACGACAAGATGGCGGAGCGATGGGTTGAGAAGGTTGGCTTCTCTACAAACGTGTCTACAAGGCCGGTGATGTTATCCAGGCTTCATGAATACATCTCAAAGAGATGGCTTGAGCCTACCGATGACAGAATGAAGTTTGAGATGAACACGTTTATCTACAACGACAGGGGCAAGCCAGAGGCCGCTCCTAAGAAGCACGATGATATGATCTTTGCCTATGCGCTGACGCTTATGGGGTTAGATCAAATCGAGCAAGTTAAGGACGATGTTCAGTCAGAGAGACCTAGCAATCTGCGCGAGATGTTGCAGTTCGAGTTAAACACTGGCAAGGTCTTCAAGAAAGCGGACGCCAAAAAGAACACCGATAGGTGGGGAGTTCCGCTGTCAATGCCTTCTCTGATGGATACATCAGGGTCGTAATAACCCGCCCACGTGGCGTTAAAAGGAGAGTGCTATGGGTTTTCTTAACGATGAAGAGGTTGGTGCGCTAGGTGACTTTCTCGCTAGTGAGGAGGACTTCACTGAAGAGCAGCAGCCTGAGTTAGAGGCCCAAGATGATTCGTCCGAGCCCGCTGAGGACGTTAATGAAGAGGCGGAGGCTGGAGAAGTAGAGGCGCAAGGGGATCAAGAGTTCGAGGCAGACGACAGCCCTGCCGAGGACGATGACCCCACCCCGGGCCACCGTGTCCCGTATGACCGGTTCAAGCAGGTCCTTGAGGCTCGCAATGCTTACAGATATGAGATTTCTCAGATGCGTGAGCAGATGCAAGAGCTTCAAGAGCAGTTTGATGCGCGCCAACAAGCTCCAGTGGCACCTGCCAAGCAAGAGCCTCAGGATGAGAACGAGGCGTGGTTGCAGTCGGTGATCAACGACGATGACCCGTCCTCTAATCCATATTCTCAGCAGTTCCAGACCATGGAAGACCGGATGTACCAGCAAGAGGTGCAGATGGCTCGCTATGAGTTGGAGGCTGAGATCTCAGACGCCCAGAGCGTCTTTCCTGATGTCCCGCGCGAGGTGATGCTACAGGCTGTGGCGAGTGACCCTAATGTGTCAGCCTTGGAGGTTGCAGAAGGATACTCGGCCTTTATTGCTGAGGTAGAGGAGGCTGCTCTGGCCGACTATATCTCGCAGCATGGAGTGCCGCAGGAGCTTGAGCAAACCGAAGAGCCTCAGGCAGAAGAGGTACGACGACCGGCGAGGGCCGGAGCAACTGTCGAGTCTGCTGCTCAAGAGGCAACAAGGCCTGCTAGCGTCAAAGACGCTTCAGAGATGCTTAGGGAGTTCATGAAAAGTAGCAACCCGTTTATTTAGGAGTAGCGCCTTATGGCAGCAAATCAATCAACTCTTTCAGCGATCCTGAAGGAGTTCTATCTTGGACCCGTACAAGAGCAGCTTAACAATGAGATGCTCATTCTTCAGACCATGGAAAAGTCTACCGTAGACTGGAATGGTCGAGTCGCTATTATCCCAGTTCATATCGCTCGTAACCGCGATCCTGTGACTGGCACTAGCGGCGTTGCTTTCGCGGCTGAGGGCGGCAATCTGCCGACCGCTGGTGCTCAGGGCTATGCTCGCCTTGAGGTTAACGCCCGCTTCCTCTATGGCCGATTCCAGATTACTGGACCTGCCATGTCGGCTGCCGGTAAGGGCGGTGCAAACTCGTTCATTGGCTGGATGGATGCCGAGATGAACAAGCTTGTCACCGACGTTAAGGACACTGCTGATCGCAACATGATTAGCGGTGGTCGATGCGTTGGCTTCATCAACGAGCGACACAACAACGCGGCTGCTGCCACGTATGAGTTCTTTGGTGATATTGCAAAGCTTGAGACCATCCGAGCCGCTGTGGCTGCGACTGTTGGTGCTCCTGAGCTTCGCGTTGATATTGTCCGCATGGACACATACGCCGCGAACCTTAATGCAAACGGCGATGCGTTCCTTAGCGTTGCTAGCACCGACGCTACTGCTGGCACCTTCACCGCTGGCGCTGGCGCTGCGGGCACAATGGACCTGTCGGCCCTTCCGGCT